GGTTTTCAGCCCTCAGGTGGGCGACAAGTGGGGCTACTTCGAGGCGCTGGAGTACTCGCACGGACAGTACCCCTTCGTGGTGTGGCGTTCGGAGGTGGTGCATCGTCAGATCACCGAGAGCCGCGGCGTGCCCGATATCTGCTCGACCTGGCAGCATGAGGTGAAGGCCCAGCGTGACTCGATCTTCGACTACACCAGCTTGGCGACGCTGCCGCCCATCGAGGTGCCAAAGACTCGTGGCGGCAACCTGAAGATTGGCCCGGCCGTGCAGGTGCCGGTGCTGCGCCGAGGCGAGATTGGCTTCCTAGCGCCTCCTGCTCGGGAGCCGAGTGTTGCCTTCAACCTGATCGACTCGGTGATGGCGCAGACTGATCGGTACTTCGGGCGCCCCACCGAGAAGGTGCCGCCTGCCGTGACCCAGATGCGCCAGCAGCGCCTGATCAACAACTGGCTGCACGGGTGGACCGAGGCCTTCCGCCAGGTGCTTGCCTTGACGCTGCAGTACGTCGGCCCCGCGGAGATCATGCGCATCACGGCTTCGACCACGCCGTTGCCGGAGAACGTGCAGGACTTCGATGTGATGCTGAAGTTCGACATCCGCGAGCTGTCGACCGACTTGGTGACGGAGAAGCTCAAGGCCATCAGCACCCTGGTGCTGCCTCTCGACACTGCCGGCGTGATCGACCGGGCCAAGCTGATCTCGGTGGCGCTCCGCTCAATCGACCCCAACCTCGCTTCCGAGCTCGTGATGCAGCAGGGGCCGGCTGCGCAGAAGATGTTCGGCGAGACCAACGACGAGATTGCGCTGATCAGCCTCGGGAATCCCCCGATGCTGCGCGAGAACGACCCGACGGCTGCGATGCGCCTGCAGTTCGCCCAGCAGGTGCTGGCGAGCAATCCGAAGTATCAGGCCCAGTTGCAGCAGGATCAGCTCTTCCAAGCCAACCTGCAGAAGTACATCGAGAACCTGCAGTTCTCGGTTCAGCAACAGCAGAATGCGGTCACTGGCCGCCTTGGAGTGCAATGAAACTCAACCAAGAACAACTGGCCGAAGCTCTGTCGGTATCCGACGAGCACCCGGTAATCGCGGCATTCCTGCAGATCATTGCAGATACGGCAGAGGACGAGAGTCGTTCTGCTATTATGCCTAACCTGTCAGCAGAAGACCGCGCCTACAACTGCGGCAGGGCTGCTGCCATACAAGATTTGGGCTTGCTAATAAGCTCGCTCAGAAGTGAGAAAGATTTGACTTCTCGTCATTCTTGATATCTCACTACAACAACGGCTTCTTGGTGGGCCTTTAACCACCCTGGCGAACCATACCCGACTTGCAGGGTCAAAACAGCATGGACATCCCGAATACGACACAGGAAGCGCAACCTGCCCAAAACACGGCACAGCCCCCAATCAACCCGATGCAGTTCGACGAATCGGCGTTGGCGAAGCTGCTGAAGACACGATTCAGCGGGGAGGAGGAAAGGCAGCAGAGCGTCGAACAGTCGGAGCCTGAGCCTGTGGCCGCGAGTGCGGACGAGGAACAGGCAGCGGAACCGACCGCTGAAGAAACGGAGAGTCAGGCCGAGCCGCCTGATGAAGTTCTTTCGGAATCCGAAGACAACGACGAGTCGTTGGGCTTCCGCAAGCGTATCGACAAGCTCACGCGCCAGAAGAAAGAGGCGCTGGAGAAGGCCGAGGCGCTGGAGCGTGAACTCAACGACGCCAAGAGCAAGCTGGAGCAGACTCAAGCCGAGCGGCCTGTGCCTGCGCTAGCGTCCAACGATCCATTCGCTGATGTCTGGGATGCGTCCAAACTCAATGATGAGTGGAGCAAAGCCCGGAACCTGAAGCGGTGGTGCGAGGACAACATCGACGGCTGCGAAGTAGACGGCAAGGAGTACAGCGCGGATGAGGTGAAGCAGATCAGACGGCGTGTCGAAGATGCGCTGGATCTGCACATCCCGAATCGTGCTAGATTCTTGCAGAACTATCAGCAGATCAAGCCGGTGGCCGAGCAGCTCTATCCTTGGTGGAAGGACCGTTCAAGCAACGAGTACACGGAGGCGCAGACGGTGTTGCGGCAGTTGCCGCAGCTCTCAAGCCTGCCGGAGTACCAGGTGCTCATCGGCGATTTCATTGCTGGCCGGAAGCTGCGGTTGGAGGCATCGAAGGGGAAACCCGCGGTGAAGCCCATCGTGAAGGCGCCGAGTCAGCCGGGCAAACCTACTGCTGCTCCTGTGAAAAAGGATGCGGCTACGGTCGGCCTGCAGCAGGCGAAGTCGAAGTTTTCGAAGACCGGAAGTCAAAGTGAACTGGCTCAAGTACTGAAAAGGATGCTCTAACCATGCCCCTGCTCCAACCCAACCAGGGCGGCTCTGTGCCGCTCGCTTCCACCTCCGCCGCTCGTGAAGATCTGGCGGACTACATCGCCATCGTCGACGCCAAGTCGACTCCGTTTGTCTCGATGTCTCCGAAAGGAAAAGACATCGGAAATATGCAGTTTTCTTGGCTCGTTGATAATTACGGCGCTCCTCAATTGCAGGGCGTTATCGACGGCTCCGATGTGACCGTGTCCACCGCTGCCAACCCGGTGACCAACCGGACCCGCCTGAACAACTACGCCCAGGCCTTCCGCCGCGATATTCGTATCGGTTTCATCGCCGAGACTCAGGAAATTGCTGGCGTGACCGATGAGCTTGCCAACGGCATTGCTAAGACCCTCGTTTTGATTAAACGGGATATGGAAAGTACATTTATGTGTACTAACCAGGGCGCCCAGGCTGACAACGGTTCAGTTCCCTACCTGACCGGCTCGCTTGGTAATTGGCTGACCGCTGATTCTCCGGCCAATATTGGCGCGGTGGCCGCTGGATCGCAGTTCAAGCCTGCTTCTGGAGCTGTCTCTACCACTACATCCGCCGCCTTCACCGAGGCGACCGCGCAGAACGTGCTGACTGCCATCTACGGCAACACCGGCACCTTCCGCGACTACGATTGTATCTTGGGCACCACGCTGAAGCGTGCGTTCACCAACCTGACTGCCTCGGGCACCACCCAAGTTGCCAACACCAACACGATTGCTGCGACCTCGGTGCGCACGTTCAATCAGGAGCTGGGCAACGACACCTTCAAGAACAGCATCGACATCTTCGAAGGCGACTTCGGCCGTCTGATCCTGCACCCCACCACCTTCATCGGTGGCAAACTTGGCGCAACTTTGGACGCGCAGGCCAACAAGGGCTACGTCATCCCGATGGACATGGTCGAGGTGCGCTACGCCAAGCTGCCGCAGGTGAAGGCTCTGCCTGACGCTGGTGGCGGCCCTGCCCGTCTCGTCGAGGCCATTGCCGGTCTGGTTTGTAAGAACCCGTCTGGCTTCGGTATGTTCAACGGCGCGACCTAATTGCTCCAAACACGGGGAGGTTGCTGGACAAACCCGGCAGCCTCCCCTTTTCTCTGCCCATGAATCAGAACGCTTCCTCAGTCATTGCAAACGCTCTGGACGATCTTCCCGGAGATCTGCGCCGTGCGGTCATCAAGGAGTTCGAAAAAGGCATCCAGAAGGACTGGGTGCAGGCCGGCATCCAGCAGAAGCGGATCGCCAAGGACTCGCAGACCGACTTGCGCAGTGTGGACGGCATCGGCCGTCTTCGGATGCGTATCGACCCTACGCTGTACCATGCCTGGGGCACGAAGTACGGCTACGACTGCTGGAAGGACTCGCAGTTCCTGAAGGAGATCGAGCGCGACAACCCGGAGGTTAGGGTTAAGTGCGGGGGTACACGCTTGCAGGTCGGTTGGCAAGGTGGCACAAAGAGGAGCAGTCAGAAGTTCACTTTATGAATGTTGGCTCTAATCGTCAGCTCGCCGGCGAGTTCGGCGGCAAATACATCACCGCGGCCGACGGTACGGTGAGCGGCAACTGGATGGAGATCCATGCCGTCTCGACGTCGATCCTGTCGGGCTGCACGTCCAACATCACCGGCTTGGGCTCTGGCGTGACCATACAGGCCGGCGATTCGATCTCCGGTGTGTTCACCTCGCTCGCTCTGAGCAGCGGCGGTATCGTGGCGTACAACCGCAAGTGGGTCTAATCAATGAGACTGGGACTAGGCCTCGGCGTTGACGTCCAGCGGTTCGCTGGCGGCGGCGGCGGTGCGGACTATCCCATACTGCGGCGTGACTTGCTGCAGGAGGACGAGTTCTTTGTTCTGCTGGAGAATGGCACTGACAAGATCGTCATCACCTTCGGCACTTTCGATTCTTTGCTCTTGGAAAGCGGGGACTTCCTGCTCCAGGAGGACACAGGCAAACTGATCATCCAAGCAAACTAGCATATGGCAGACACGAAAATCACGGCCTTGGCGGCCATCACCACCGTCGATCCCGCGGCAGACGTTCTGCCGATTGTGGACGTCTCCGATACGTCGATGGCGGCGTCGGGCACCACGAAGAAGATCACCTCCAATCAGATCCTCGGAGCCGGCGGCACCGCCACCCTCGCCTCCGCCACCATCACCGGCGACCTGACGGTTCGAACGAACAAGCTGGCGGTTACTTCGACTGGTGTGGGTGCTGGCACTGCGAGTCCGACCAATCTGTTTACAATCGGCACTGGCACTTATTCAGTAGCTGCTGCTTCCGGTACAGCGTCGATGTATGCAACGGTTGCTCAAGGGTTGGTGGTGCTTTCGGATGCTGTCACTTTTGCATCTAGGACTGGAGGCGACAAACTTCTGCTCGACTCCTCCGGCAACGTCGGCGTGGGGGTTACGCCGAGTGCGTGGCATAGCACTTACAAGGCGTTCCAGATTGGTGCTGGTGGATCTGTTGCATACACGACTGATACCACTGGATATTCGTTTCTCCTTAACAATGCGTATTACGATGGAACAAATTGGTTGCGATTGATCGGAACCGCTGGAACTCCTGTTGCTGCTACCGCATACAGCCAAAATCAGGGACAACATCAATGGCTTTACGCAGGAACCGGGACGGCAGCATCTACGATCACCTGGACAACCGGGATGACGCTGGATGCGAGTGGGAATCTGTTGGTGGGGAAGACGGCTCTTAGCGATACCACTGTTGGTTGGTATGTCAGACCGAATGGCATCACAACCGCAACGATGTCTTCTTCTGTTAATACTGATACAAGCTATCAACTTTATTCAACTGGTGCATCAGCTTATCGTTTCTATGTCGGAATGGGAGGCACTGTGTACGCCACCAACACGACGATTTCTGCAATCTCAGATGCTCGCTTGAAGGAGAACGTGCAGGACATCGACGTTGGTCTTGATGCCATCCTCGCCCTCAAGCCCCGCAAGTTCGATTGGAAGACTGGAAAAGGTAAGAACATCAAGGGAGACCGTGGTTTCATCGCTCAGGAGTTTGAAACCGTGTTCCCGAACCTGATCGACGAGTGGAAAGATCCTGCCCCTGAAGGAGAGGCTCCTTACAAGTCCGTTCGCCAAGACCTCATTCCTGTGCTGGTGAAGGCCATCCAAGAACTCGCCGCTGAAGTCAACGCTCTGAAGAACGCCTAATCTTATGACTCCCCTCTGGAAAATCGAAACCCTGTGGGTCAAGCCTGTCGAAGGCTCTCTGACCGATGTCGTCGTCACCGCCGCTTGGCGTTGCTCTGCTACGGATGGTCAGTACAGCGGATCGGTCTATGCGACGGTCTCGTTCTCACCGCCTGATCCGTCGAGCTTCATCGCGTTCAATAGCCTGACGCAGGAGGAAGTGCTGAACTGGGTGTGGACTTCTGGCGTGGACAAAACCGCTGCCGAAGCCGCTGTGGCCCAGCAGATCGAGAATCAAAAGAATCCTCCGATCACCACTCCTCCGCTGCCGTGGGGCGACTCGGTTGTCGATGGAACCACCATCCAGGCTCCGGTGATCGCTCCTCCCGCGCCAGACTTGAGCGAGCCGGTGGCTCCGGTTATCGTTCCCGCCGAATGATTACCATCGAACTGACTCAGGAGGAGATTCAGCAACTGCTGCAACTGATCGACATCAGCGTCAAGGCTGGTGGCCTACAGAACGCCAAGGTTGCTCTGCCTATCGTGGACAAGATCGTAAACGCTGCGAACAAGCCCGAGTAAACCATGGACTCAACCAATCACTCTGGAAATAACAGCCCGATTGTTTCGCTCACCGCCGCTGCCGGGGTTACTGCTGCCTCGTTCATTCCGGTGCTGACAGATTGGGTGCGTTTAGCAACTGCTGTGATCGGCTTGATCTGTGCGCTCTACGGAGCCTACAAACTATTCTTCAAAAGATGAAAAACACCAAGACCACGCTGGCCGGTATCGGCGCAATTCTCGTCGCCATTGGCGGTGCGCTGAAGGCTATGTTTGATGGCGATCCTGCGACCTCCGTTGATATCGCGTCGACCATTGCTGCGGCTACGGCAGGATTCGGACTTATCATGGCGAAGGATGCCAAAGAGGCCGACAAGAAACCCGAGTGAACTGGATTTACCAGATTCTCAAGGCGTTCCTTGATTGGTTCCGAGAAACTCCTCCACCAGACGTTCAACACGGCAATGCACCCAAGCCTCTCAAGAATGATCTGGCTGCTCGTATTGCCGATCTGCCTGGGTTGCCGGACAAAGGTGGTGATGGTCCCGCACGGTGACCCGGTGCTGATCGCTAGGCCGGTGAAGGCCAGCGTGTATGCCTTCGACCGTGACGGTAAGCTCTCCGGGCCTTCCAAGGTCGAGATCCCTGCCGGGTGGTATGCTCTACCGAAAGCCAAATGATCAACTACAAGGGCAACAAGTTCAGCGGCTACAACAAGCCGAAGGCAACTCCCGGAGAGTCGAAGAAGTCCGCGGTGCTCGCCAAAGAAGGCGACAAGGTTGCCTTGGTTCGCTTCGGCGATCCTGAGATGACGATCAAAGCTCATTTGCCGGAGCACAAGAAGTCGTTCCGTGCCCGTCACGGTTGCGACAATCCGGGATCGAAACTATCGGCCAAGTATTGGTCGTGCGCAGCGTGGAAATAAATGAGAACCGTAACCTACGACTACGTCCTGCAACGCGCCTGTGAGCTCACTGGGCGCGTTTTCTCTACGCTGACGACCGAGGAGTCCAACTTCTTCCGTACGTTCATCTCGATGTCATTACGGAGCGCCTGGGAGTGCTTCGACTGGCCCGAGCAGACCGTGTATCAGCAGGAGTTCTTTGCGGCCGACTACAGCGCCGTGCAGGTCTACTCGGCCGGCATGGTTGTGTACTATCCGACCGAGGAGAAGTACTACCAGTACGTCGGGTCGATCAACAGCGGCAATCCTCCGACGCTGAATGGCCCGAATGGCACGCTGAACGCGCAGTTCTGGGCTGAAGCCAAGCCTGACTACGGCAACAGCGATGGAAACTGGGATAGCACAACGACCTACACCATCGGTCAGATCGTGCTGTATCCTGAAACTCAGGAGTACTACCAGCTCTTCGCCACTGCTGCTGCAGGCACTGTCCCGACCAATGCGACGTATTGGGGCAAACTGAACAAGTTCCTGCGCAACATCTCGCAGACGCTGGAGCCCGATGGCAGCGATCGCACTGTTGAGATCGGCGAGACGTTCTCGGTGTGGCCTTCCGACCCTCGGGTGACGTGGCGCCAGCAGGAGGTCACCTACACCTTCACCGACGACGGCATCCTCGTTGAGAACGAGCTGCCTTATGTGTGGCTGGAGTTCCGCAAGGTGCCGCCGTTGCTTTCGAATGCTGCCGAGGCTAGTGCCTATGCCTTCCCGTATCGGTTCGTGGAGATCTGCTCGCTGAAGGCTGCCGGCCAGATGCTGCGCGTCGACGGCAAGATCGACTTGGGTAACCAGTTCTTGGAGTTAGGCGAGGCTGAACTCACCAAGGAGATCGACAAGGTTGCCACTCAGGAGAAGTATGTGCGGCAGATAATCGTGCCCAACCGCTGATATGCCTGACCTGCCTCAAATCGGTGCAATCGACGATGGATTCGTTGGAGTGGTATCACGCATTGACCCTGCGCTGATCCCGGCCTCCTACGTTTCCAACGCCGTCAACCGACGCTTCGAGGATCAGGTCATCAAGAACCGCTGGGGCATTGTGCAGCCCAAGTGGGGTGGTAAGTGGGAGCTGCTGAACCGCGTGGTGACGGTGACCTCCAACTCTGTTTCCACAGTCCCTGTCAGCGGCACGCCCATCCCTCAGAACGCAAGCATCTCCTCAGACCCAGTCGCCAACGTGCTGGTCTTTTCCAACGGCACCCGATGTCTCTTGGATGATGGGACCAACTGCGTGATGTCGACCGCAGCACTGGCTTTCACAGGGGCTCCGGTCAACCGCACTGTTCAGTTCTACAACCAGACGCTGCCCTTCGAGGACATCCTCGGCGTCCTGCCCTACCGCGACCCGGACACCGGGGCCAATGCACTTCTGGTGGCAGTCAATGAGGCACGGACCTCCG